TATAGAAAAAAGCTAGCAACAATGGCGGCAATTGTAACCGATCAGTTTAGAATATTAAATGCGGGAAACTTTGTAGATTCCGTCACTAGTACTGATAATTCTTACTATATTTTTGTTGGTTTATCCAATCCTTCCATAGCTGGGTTTGGAAGAACTACAGGATGGGACTCAAATACTCCTAGTCCCACTGACAATATTGATTATGCCAATTTTATTGGCGACAATATGTCATTTGGTAAGAAGATATCCTCCTCCAATGTAAGGAGACTTATAAGAAGGATAGATTGGACTAGGGGTACAAAGTATGAGATGTATCGTCATGATTACAGTCTCAATAATCTCTCTCCAATTACAAAGTCATCAAGACTTTATGATACAAATTATTATGTAATGAATAGTGAGTTTAAAGTATATTCTGTTATTGACAACGGATCTTCTGGTATCAATACAACAGGAAATGCCTCACTTGATGAACCAACCTTTACCGATCTTGAACCATCAAAAGCGGGCGTAAGTGGTGATGGGTATGTTTGGAAATACCTTTTTTCAGTATCACCATCTGATATTGTCAAGTTTGATTCTACTGAATACATTTCAGTACCAAATAATTGGTCTACCTCAACATCTGCTCAAATAGTTGCCGTTAGGAATAACGGCAATTCTGATAATAATGAAAATCAAATCAAGAAAGTTTATATTGATAAACAAGGATTGGGGTATTCTCAGGGATCTCACGAAGTTAATATTTTAGGTGATGGAACTGGTGCTAAAGTTATTGTTGACGTTGATGTCAACGGTAAAATTACAAATACTGTCGTTTCTTCTGGTGGTAAAGATTATAGTTATGGTATGGTTGATTTAGGATCAATACAACCACAAGGACAAGGAGGTATTCCAAATCCAGCGAAACTAATTCCAATCATTCCACCTTCAAAAGGTCATGGACATGATATTTACAAAGAACTTGGAGCTGACAAAGTTCTTTGTTATGCAAGATTTGATGATTCTACCAGAGATTTTCCAACTGACGTAACTTTTGGACAAATCGGTATTGTTAAAAATCCAACATCTTTTGGATCTACAGCAGTTTTCACTGAAAATCAATTTTCTTCATTAGGAGCTTTGAAATTTATTCCAACAGTTGATGGATCAATGTTGAAAGTCGGTGACAAAATTACTCAACAAATTCAAAGTAACTCTCAAAGCGCGGTTGGTTTTGTTGCATCATTCGATAATGAAACCAAAGTATTAAAGTATTTCCAAGATAGGAGTGCTTTCTTTAATGAAACAACATTTGATCAAACCGATCATAGAAATGTTACCTCAAATGCTAGATTATATGACTTTGAAAACGCTACAGTATCCAACGTTAAAAATGTTACTACGAGTGGAGGTTTTTCCGGTCAAATTCATAATTTTACTGGTATTACCACAAATCCTACAGGAACAAAACTTATTGCTATCGGAACTCAAATTACTAACGGGATCGGTGATCCTGAGATAAATAAAAAGTCAGGAGATATTGTCTATATTGACAATCGTCCAGCAATCTCCAGAAACTCAAGACAAAAAGAAGACGTTAAAATCATCCTGGAATTCTAAACGATGCCACAGAAAACTAATCTCAATATCAATCCTTATTTTGACGATTTCGATAAGGATGATAATTTTTACAAGGTTTTATTCAAACCGGGATTTCCAGTTCAGGCTAGAGAACTGACGACTCTGCAGTCAATTCTGCAGAATCAGATAGAGTCGTTTGGAAGTCATATGTTCAAAGAGGGATCAATGGTGATCCCCGGTAACGTTGCATTTGATGATGAGTATCCGGCAGTAAAACTAAATGAAGATCATTTAGGGATTAATATTTCTGTATATGGAAAAAATCTTGTAGGTAAGAGGTTAAGAGGACAAACATCTGGAATTGTTGCCAAAGTTGATAGGTATGAAGATGTATCTGATATTAATGAAATAACACACCCAACTATTTTTGTAAAATATATTGAGTCTGGAAGTAATAATCAAGTTGAACCTTTTCTGGATGGTGAAGTTTTAATCACGGAAAATTCTTTCAGTTATGGTAACACTTCTATAAATGCAGGAGAAACAGTTGCCTCTTTGATTTCTGTAAATGCTACCTCAGTTGGAACTTCCGTATCTATCGCTCCTGGTGTATATTTCATTAGAGGGACATTTGTTGACGTTTCCTCAGATAAAATAATTTTAGATCCTTATTCTAACAGACCCTCTTACAGAGTTGGTTTAAATATTGGAGAAGAAATTGTCACTGCAAAAGATGACAATTCTTTATATGACAATGCAAAGGGATTTTCTAACTTTGCTGCTCCTGGTGCCGATAGATTAAAAATTAATCTCACGTTATCAAAGAAATTATTAACTGATAATGATGATAAGACTTTTGTAGAACTTCTTAGATTAGATAATGGTGTAATTAAAAAAATTCAGAATAAATCAAGTTATAATCTTATCAGAGATTATTTTGCACAAAGAACTTTTGATGAGTCTGGTAATTACGCTATTGATGATTTTGAAGTTGAAGTCAGAGAAAGTTTGAATGATAGACTTGGAAATGAAGGAGTATATTTTTCTGGACAGTCTACTGATGAAGGAAATACTCCTTCTGAAGACCTTATGGCAGTATCCATTTCTGCTGGTAAGGCATATGTTAAGGGATTTGATGTAGAGAACACTGCCACTAAAATTATTGATGTTGAAAAACCAAGAGATACTAAAACAGTAGATAATTCTTTAGTCCCATTTGAAATGGGAACTCTAATTCGTGTTAATAATGTTCAGGGAACTCCATTATTTGGAGTAAACAATAATAGTAATATTGTAAGACTTCAAGGTCGTAGAAGAGGAACTTCTACAACTGCTGCTACTGGAACTGAAATTGGTCAGGCAAGAGTTTATAACTTTAGTCTTACAGATTCTGCTCAAGTAGATAAATCCACTTCTTGGGATTTGTATCTTTTTGATGTTCAAACATACACTACTATTAGTTTGAACGAAAATACTCTGACTGCTGATATGCCTGTCAGTTCTTATGTAAGAGGTGTAAGTAGTGGTGCCTCTGGTTATGTTCAGAGTGCCCCTGCTGGAACTACGAGTGTTACCCTGATGCAGACATCAGGAACCTTCATTGTTGGTGAGCAACTCTTAATTAATGAAACCACTGAAATTTCTCGTTCTATTACAAGTCTCACTACCCACACCATTGAAGATGTTAAGTCAATTTATCAAGATTCTACAGCATTAAATTCTGAACTCAAGAGAGATTTTATTGCTGATACTATTCTTGAGAGAGTATCTCCTAATGACTTTGGAATAGCAGATACTGTTGAAATCACCACTGCTGGTGCTATGACTTGCCCAGGTAAGTTCTTCAATAATATTAAAGTTGGAGATATTATTAGATATCAAATCGTTGGAACCAGTGATGAAACTTTTAACAGAGTTTCTGCTGTAAACACCGCTAAAACAGAGTTGACCTTAGTTGCTGAAGAAAGCATAACCAATGTATGTGATGGTGCTCTTCCGGGTTCTGATTTTACAGGAACATTTACATTAGGTGTCCCCGTTGTTAGAGATCGTGGTGGTTTGTTCGCACCTCTTGAAGAAGAAAACATTTCTTCTGTTGATCTTGGATCTTCCAATCTTTTAGTTTCAAGTCAGATTAGAGAGCAATCTACTACTGTTGGTGGAGATCTAGCTCTCAACGTAACTGCGACTGGCATTAGCAGTTGTCTGTTTGAATCCTTTGATCAAGAAAGATATAGTATCCACTACAACGATGGTTCAATTGAACCTTTAACTAAAGATCAAGTAACTCTTAGTTCTGCATCTCAAGTTATTACATTCACTGGACTTACTGCATCTCAATCAAGCAACGTAACAGTTAACACAACTGTTAAGAAAATTGGTATCACTAATAAGAATAAAATTCTAACTAGAAGCACCAAACTTGAAGTTGATAAATCTGCTGCCGGTGTATCTACTTCCATATCTGCAACAACACAAAGTGATTTTTACGGAACCAGAATTCAGGATAGAGAAATTTCTCTGAATGTTCCAGATGTCACTGAAGTTGTTGCTGTATATGAGTCTCTTGGTACATCAATTCCATCTCTTGATGCACTTAGTTTTCCTGCAGGTTCTTCTCTTGACACAGAGTCTATTCTTGGTGAAAAAGTTAGAGGACAAACAACTAATGCAATTGCTCAAATTGTTACTAGGTCTTCATCAACAAAAATTGAAATTGTATATTTGACGGATAATAAGTTTGCATTAGGAGAAAACGTAATTTTTGAAGAGTCTGGAATCATCCTTCCTCTTCAAACTGTTACTCTTGGAAACTATTCTGACGTAACCACTAGTTATATTCTTGATAAGGGAGTCAAACCACAATTTTATGATTACTCAAGAATTGTTCGCAAAGAAAACAATTCTTATGTTCCTTCAAGAAAACTGCTGATTATTTACAACCATTATACAGTTCCGTCTAATGATAATGGTGATGTCTATACAGTTAACTCTTATGATGCTGAAAGATTTAAAAATGATATCCCCACAGCAGGAGATTTGAGAGCATCAGATGTTTTAGATTTTAGACCAAGAGTTGCTAATTTTACTTCTACATCACTTTCACCCTTTGATTATACTGCAAGAACTTTTGCCACAACTGGCACTAATCCCACTTTGCTGGTTACACCAAATGAAAGTTCTTTGATTGGATATAGTTATTATCTTCCAAGAATTGACAAAGTTGTATTTGGTGCAAAAGGTGATATTTCGGTAATTAAAGGAACTAGTTCTGAAGAACCTAAAGAACCACAAATTTCTTCAGATATGATGGAAATTGGTACTATTGAACTACCAGCATATCTTTACAATACTTCTGATGCGGTGTTGACTTTGGTTGACAACAGAAGATATACAATGAGAGACATTGGAAAGATTGAGGATAGAGTTGAAAATTTAGAAACTCTTACCTCGCTTTCTCTCCTTGAACTTGATACTAGAACTCTGCAGGTTAGAGATGCTGATGGTCTTGATAGATTTAAATCAGGTTTCTTTGTAGATGATTTTGCAGATAGTGAAAGAATGGAGGAAGATTCTGAAGCAGGAACTCTGAATAATGAGTTAAAATCCCCTATTGATTATTTTTCTCTAAAACCAGAGGTTGCTGCGGCAAATTCAGTTGATAATCAATTTGACTTAAATTTTCAACTTCTTGATCCTAATGTAAGAAAAACTGGTGATCTTATTACATTGAATTATAGTGACAAATCATGGATCAAACAACCTCTTGCTTCTAGAGTTGAGAATGTAAACCCATTCAATATGACTGAGTTTAGAGGTAGGATTGAAATTTCTCCATCTCAGGATAGTTGGGTTAGAACAGTTACAACTGAGACTTTCGCTGGTAGCAGTGTTCGCCGTGCTGGTAGAAGTGCAAGAAGAAGATTTGGCAGAGCATTAGCAGCAGCAGGATTCCAATTCAGAAGATCGGGTTTCCGTGGTGGTAGATTTGATATTAGTCGAACTACTCAATTACCCACACAAACAGATACTCATATTAGATCTAGAAACGTAGCATTTAACGCTACTGGTTTGAGGCCACTTGCAAGACACTATCATTTCTTTGATGGATCTACTAATTTGGATATAATTCCCAAATTGGTTGAAATTACGATGACATCTGGTGTTTTTAGAAATGGAGAAACAGTAAAAGGATTTGTTGGGTCTAGACAATTGTTCTCTGTAAGAATATGTCAACCAAATCATAAGAGAGGTCCAATTACTAATCCAACTGATGCATATCGTTTCAATCCATATAATAAGACAGTAACTCTTCCAACGGTTTACTCTGCATCTTCAACTGTATTGAACATTGATATCAATTCTTTGATGGAAGATGTTCTTGGTAAATTTAATGGACGTATCGTAAATGATATGGTTCTTATTGGCGAAACAAGTGGTGCACAAGCAAGAGTATCTAACATAAGACTGATTGCAGATGCTTTTGGCGACATACAGGGATCTTTCTTCTTCAGAGATCCTCTCACATCTCCACCACCCCCTGTAAGATTTACAACGGGTAGAAAGACATTCAAAATTACCTCTAGTTCCACTAACGCAGAACCATTACCTGGTAGTTTGAAAATTAGTAGTGGTGAAGGTGTATACACTACTTCTGGAACTGTTGAAACATTCCGTACAACAAGAAGTATTGTTCAGTTCGTCGATCCTTTATCACAATCATTTACTGTTGATGAAAGTGGAGCATTCTTGACCAAAATTGATGTCTATTTTGCATCTAAGGATGAGAATGAGAAGATTAGATGTGAACTCAGAACCATGGAGTTGGGAACACCAACTAATCAATTGGTTACTGAATATTCTCAAGTTACTCTTGAACCAAGACAAATCAAAACCTCTACTGACGCATCAGTTCCAACCACAATAACTTTCCCATCACCAGTTTATCTGGAACCTGATCGTGAGTATTGTTTTGTTCTTCTTGCCCCAACAACTGACGAATATGAAGTTTGGGTCGCAAGAATGGGTGAAAAGACTGTTAATTCTACAACACTTCCTGATGCCGAAAGTGTTGTTGTAACAAAACAGTATGTTGGAGGAAGTTTATTCAAATCCCAGAATGGAACAATTTGGACAGCAAGTCAATTTGAGGATATGAAGTTTGAACTGTACAAAGCAAACTTTGTTACAGATCCTGCAATTGCATACTTCTACAATCCATCACTTGAAAATGGAAGTGATTTAAGTGATAGACTCATAAACAATCCAATTACTACTCTTCCAAGAAAACTAAAAGTTGGCATTACAACAACTTCTGCAATGGATAGTATTCTTACCATCGGTAAGAAAGTTAGTGATAATACTTCCTCTTCTGCTATCAGTGGAAACATTGAGCAGGTTGGTGGTAATATTGCTAATACAACAAGCAATTTAGTTGGTGCTGGGTATAGTAATGGAACTTTTGAGGGAGTTAATTTCTACTCTATTACTGGATCTGGATCTGGAGCTACTGGAATTGTTACAGTTTCCAGTAATGCAGTTAGTGGAAATCCCCATATCACAGTCGCTGGTAATGGATATGTAGTTGGAGATGTTCTTGGAATTACAACATCTGATATTGGAAGGGGTCGTGGTGCACAATTCTCTGTTAAAAACATCACTGGTAAAGATACTCTTTATCTGACAAATGTTCAAGGTGAGGAATTTACTACAGGTCAAGCACTTGTTGTTTACAGTTCTTCTGATGTTGCAGTATCTTATGCGAATACAACTATTAGAAACTCTAGTGTCATCAGCAACCTCTATGATGGAAGAGTTATTGAAGTTCAACAGAGTAATCATGGTCTTCATGCAGATAATAACATCGTTACCCTTTCAGATATTGAACCAGATACTATTCCGACCACACTCAATGCTGCACTTGGATTAAGTGATACAACAATTTCTGTTGCCAACACAACAATCTTTGCAACATTTGAAGGTATTTCTACCTCTACTGGTTATGCAAAGATAAACAATGAAATTATTTCTTATAATTCTATAGGTTCTGGATCTGGTAATGCTGGAACACTTGGTATTGGTCAAAGAGGTGTTGACGGTTCTCTTAAGAGATCTCATGTTATTAGTGATCAAGTCTTCCCTTATGAGTTAAATGGAATTTCTCTCCACAGAATTAACAAGCAGCACAGTATGCCTACTGATACTGTTTTGAAGAATGAAAGAGATATTGATACATACCATTTACAGATTTCTCGCGGCACACGAACATCTGGTGATAATCTACTGAGTTTTACTGATGAAAGTAGTGTTGGTGGACCAGTTGTATTCTCATCGAATAATATTCAATTTGATGAAATAACTCCAAGACTTAATGTATTCACACCATCTACTAGTACAACCACCTCTTCTCAAATTAGAACAGTTTCAGGAACTAGTGTTGGAGGATCCGAAGTTTCGTTTATTGATCAAGGATACGAGAATGTATCTCTGAATAATTCAAATTCTTTGACTACTCCAAGAATCGTTGCCTCTAGAATTAATGAGACAACTAGACTTTCAAGTCTTCCAAATAGTAAGTCTTTGACTCTTGCAGTCAATATGAATACAACAGATCCAAATCTGTCCCCATCAATTGACCTTCAAGGATCAAGCATCAGATTTGGAAGACATAGACTTAATAATCCTATTTCTGACTATGCAAATGATGGAAGAGTTAATTCTATTACGGAAGATCCACATACTGGATATTATGTTTCCAGAGCAACAAATCTTGCACAACCCGCAACTTCTTTGAAAGTAATTGTTTCCGCATATCGTCATTCATCGGCAGATTTCAGAGTTCTTTATGAACTCTCTAGAGTTGACTCTAATGGTATTGAACAAGCGTTTGAGTTGTTCCCTGGATTTGATAATTTGACAGACACGAATGGTGATGGATTTGGTGATAAGGTAGTTGATTCTGTTCTTAATAATGGTAAACCAGATGCGTTTGTTCGTGCAAGTGCAGATGGTGAATATATAGATTATCAGTTTAGTGCTGACAATCTTCCTCAGTTCAATGGATTTAGAATCAAGATCGTTATGAGTGGAACAAACGAAGCAAGAGCACCGAGGTTCAGAGATTTCAGAGTTATCGCTCTTGCATGATGAAGAAAGTGAAGGATCACAAGCACCTGTATCGCACAGATACGGGTGCTATTGTCAATACTGATACTACTGGTTACAATGAGTATGTTAAGATGAGATCTAACCGCGATCGTCAAAAACAAGAACTTGATGAAATGCGGAAAGATATAGATGAAATCAAGTCCCTTCTCACGGAGTTTATCAATGGATCCCGATCAAATCAAACTTGAAACAATGTCTAAAATGTTTGCTTACGAGCAACAGGCAAGACTAATTGACGAGTGTGATAATATTGGTGAACTTCAAAATATTTGCAAATCTTACGCTAAACTATATTTCAAGCAACAGGAAGTTGTCAGTGTAATAGGACTACCTTCCTAAATACTTAAAATACCTTTGAAAAATGGCAGTATACGTCAGTAATATTCAAATTGATCAGAGTACAGATTTTAGTCAGGTCTTCACCCTTGAAGATGGGACATCTAACTCTGTCTTGAATCTGACTAACTATACATTTAAATCCCAGATGAGAAAGCACCCAGGTGCTACCTCTGGTGTTACTACATTCACTTCAACCATTTATGGTGCGGCAACAAACGGTCAAGTCAAACTTGGTTTGACGACAACTCAGACTGCCAACCTGAAAGATGGTAGGTATGTTTATGATGTTGTGATGACTGATAATGCTGGTGTTATGACTAGAGTTATTGAAGGTATGGTCCTAGTACGCGCTGGAGCAACGAAATTCTAATGGCGAATATTAGAGTCAAAACTAATAACAATACTACAACTGTTAGGGTTGGTCAGACAAATGCCATAAAAGTAGTAGCATCAAATCAATCTGCTGCTGTTGGAACCGTTGATAATATGGCAAACGTTGGTGATGTAAACACTGGTGCTAGATCTACAAATACTTTTTTAATGTTTGATGGATCCGAATATATTCATGTTCCGGCACATCAAATTGTTGACCTCGCTGATGGTAGTGATGATGAAGCATATGATGCTGGAACTTTTTAATAAGTAGGTAATTTTTTAACTAAATAGATAAAAAGGTAAGAATTTTACAAGATGGCTGCTCCTGTATTACAGTTCAAGAGAGGTCTCTTTAGTAATTTGCCAGCATTGAGGGCAGGTGAGCCAGGTTTTACAACCGACAAATACGACCTCTACGTCGGTATTGACTCGACGACTTCAAACAATCAATTCGTAGGTTCAGGGAGATTCTGGACTATTGAGGGTGCTACCAGTGGATCTGGTGTCAACCTTGTAGAAGGTACGAATAACGGTACAAGTTATATTACACTTGCATCTCCAGCATCTCTTGCTGGTATCGTTACTTACTATTTCCCCGGTACTCAAGGTGGGGCAAGTAGTGTTCTTACCAATGATGGAAGCGGAAACCTTAGTTGGGGTGCCGGTTCTGCTAACTCAGTTCTGACTGGTGTTACCACAGTAACAGGTCACTTTGATATTGACTCAACGGTTGATATCTCTGGTGTTACAACGGTTAGTAATGCCACCGATAATACTTTAGGAAATGCCGATACTGGTGCTTTCCAAATTGACGGTGGTCTTGGTGTTAATAAGAACGTAACTGTTGGCGGAAACTTAAACGTTCAGGGATATGCCGAATTCGTCGGTGTAGCAACATTCAAGGGTGGAACAATTAACCTTGGTGATGCTGATACTGACGACATCAATGTTGCTGGCGAATTTATTTCCAGTCTCGTTCCAAATGATGATGACAGTTATGACTTGGGCGAATCTGGTAAAGAGTGGAGAAATCTTCACCTTGATGGAACTGCCAATATTGACACTCTGTCTGCAGATACTGCAGCCATCGGTGACCTGACAGATAACAGAGTTGTTATTGCCGGTACTTCTGGTGAACTTGAAGATGATGCAAATCTTACCTATGATGGTACAGACCTTTCTACCAACTCTCTGATTGTTGGTGATCTTACTGACAATAGAGTTGTTATTGCTGGCACCAGTGGTGCTATTGAAGACAGTGCAAATCTTACTTTTAACGGAAGTGTTCTCGCAGTAACTGGAGATGTTACTGTAAGTGATTCAATTACATCCATCGTAGATGTAAATGCTTCTGGTATTGTAACTGCTACTCAATTCTCCGGACATAAAGCACTTGTTGGTGCAGCGAGTTCCACAAGAGTTGATTATGTTGTTACTGTTGCCTCGAAGACTGCAGATCATAGATACTTTGGTAATGGTTCTGGTTCTGGATACTTTATTGATGGTATTCAGTCTCCTTTCATTACTCTCGTTCCTGGAAAAACTTATCGCTTTGATCAGTCAGACAGTTCAAACAGTAGTCATCCACTTCGCTTCTATCTAGAAGCACAGAAAACGACTTCTTATACCACAAACGTAACAACTAACGGTACTGCTGGTAACTCTGGTGCTTACACTGAGATTACAGTAACTGACACAACACCTCAGGTTCTTCACTATCAGTGTTCCGCCCATGGACTGATGGGCAATGCTGTTGCCACTCAGTCTAACGTTGTCCACAACAACTTCCAAGCAACTTTCCTGGAAGGTATTACTGTTAGTGGTGTTTCTACCTTTACCGGTCAGATTGATGGTAATGGTGGTGCAAACATCTCTGGTGCAGAGACAGTTCTTTCTTCTGCAACTGTTAGTGACCTGACGGACAATAGAGTTGTCATTGCTGGTTCCTCTGGTGCTCTTGAGGATAGTGCCAATCTCACCTTTGATGGTTCAACTCTTGCTGTAACTGGTGATGCCACGGTTAGTGACTCTCTCACAGTTACTAAAGATGCTGTTGTTAGTGCCGGTCTAACTGTTACTGGTGCTATTGATGCTAATGGTGGTGCTAATATCGCTGGTGGTTTAGTTGCTAACTCGGCACAAATTAGTGACCTTACTGCTACTAGAGTTGTTCTCGCAGGAACTTCTGGCGAACTTGAGGATAGCGCAGACCTTACTTTTGCAAGTAATGTCCTTACAGTTGCTAACACAATTGATGTTACCTCTGTTGAGGCAACAAACCTTAAGGCAAAAGATGGAACTGCCGCCATCACCATTACAAATACTTCTGGTGATGTTTCTATTGCATCAACATTAACAGTTGATGGAAACCTTGTTGTGAAAGGTGCTCAGTCCATTATCAATACTGAGACCTTAAAGGTTGAAGACTCTCTGATTGAAGTTGGTCTTGTTAACAGTGGTGGTTCTCTGGTAGCACCTTCTTCTGATGCCAACATTGACGTTGGTGTTGTAATGCACTACTACAGTGGTTCTGCCAAAACTGCTGCTTTATTCTGGGATGACAGTGCTGGAAGAATTGTACTTGCTGATGAGGTAACTGAAACTAATAGTGTAATGGGAAGCATCTCTTACGCTACTCTTGAGATTGGAGCACTGACTGTCAGTGATTGCCAAGGAAACAGTCAAGCAGTTATTTCTTGTAGTGGATCTACAAGAAGTTTGGAAAATATAACTGTAGACGGTGGCTCGTTCTAAGGTTAAGTACAACTTATAAATACAGGTGGGCGAGTCCCACCTTTTTTTATATCAATTATGAATGAAAATGAGATCAAAAATTTGATAGTAACCTATCAAAAGAAAGTAAATGATTTTTTATCACAAACAATCGCTATGGAAGCAAAGGTTCTAACTTTAACTCAACAAGTTGAATCTTTGACATCACAACTTGCTGAACAAGAGAATGAGTTGGTGAAGTTGAGAAAACCTAAAAGAACTACCAAAAATATAGATTCTGAGGCATTCTAATGGCAAAACCGTCAACACGCCAAGGGCTGATTGATTACTGTAAAAGACAACTTGGTGCTCCTGTGTTGGAGATCAACGTTGATGACGACCAAATTGACGATTTGGTTGATGATGCTATTCAGTATTTTCAAGAGCGCCACTATGATGGTGTTGAGAGGATGTACCTCAAATATAAGTTTACGCAGGCAGATATTGATAGAGGGAAGGCAACCAATAATACTGCAAGCACAAATACTGCAGGTATTGTAACCACCAGTGCGACATCCACATCTATTAGTGGATATGGAACAACAACTAATAATTTTTACGAGACATCTAACTTTATTCAAGTACCAGACTCAGTTATTGGTATTGAAAAGATTTTTAAATTTGATACTAGCAGCATTTCTGGAGGAATGTTCAGTATCAAGTATCAGTTATTCTTAAATGATTTGTATTACTTCAACTCCGTAGAGTTGTTGCAATATGCGATGACTAAGACTTATCTTGAGGATATTGACTTCTTATTAACACCAGATAAGCAAATTAGATTTAACAAACGTCAGGACAGAATGTATCTTGACATCGACTGGGGTAGTGTAACTGAAGATGATTATATTGTTATTGACTGTCATCGTGCATTAGACCCACAAAGTTTTACACAAATATACAATGATAGTTTTGTGAAGAGATATCTTACTGCATTAATTAAAAGACAGTGGGGAGCAAATATGATGAAGTTTGGTGGAACTAAATTGCCAGGAGGAATTGAACTCAACGGCAGACAATATTACGACGACGGTGAAAGAGAAATTGCTGATATTCGTAGTCGTATGGCGATGGAATATGAACTACCACCTCTTGACTTTATTGGCTGATGGCACTCAATCCCTTTTTCTTACAAGGTTCCTTTGGGGAACAAAGATTAGTACAAGAGTTGATTAATGAACAACTCAAGATATATGGTGTTGAAGTAACATACATTCCCAGAAAGTATGTCCGTAAGCAAACCATTATTGAAGAAGTGCAATCATCTAAGTTTGATGATAACTTCTTACTAGAAGCATATGTAAACACATATGATGGATATAGTGGTGCTGGTGACCTTATGACCAAGTTTGGTGTTAGTCTCAGAGATGAGTTAACAGTTACAGTATCTAGAGAAAGATTTGAAGACTTTATCTCACCTTTCTTGGATGACATGAGTGATCAGGAAGTTGAAGTATCGGGAAGACCTAGAGAGGGAGACTTAATTTACTTCCC